GGTGCGGAGCTAGGCGAACAATGGCTGTCCGCGGAGTTGCTTGCAAGCGTTTCCGAAGTCTTGCTCATTGCACCTGACACTAATAATGATTTCTCGACGATCAATCAAGTTATCGATCGCACACAAACATTCGGCGTCACATGGGTGAAAGTGCTTCGTCCAGCTAACGATGTGCTACTGTATGCGATGGGGATCTCTCGATGAGCCCGCAAGATGCAGTCAGGGAAATGCTCTCGATCTTCAAGGCTGTTTGGGATGATCAGGGCTATACTGCGATCTACACGGACGTAGCAGGATCAAAGCCGACTGTCCAGGAACCTTGGGCGCGTGCAACAGTGAAGCATGCACTCGGTGCTCAGGCAAGCTTGTCTGACACAAACGGACAGAAGATCTATACCGAAGCCGGAACGATTTTCATTCAAGTGTTTGCGCCGCAAGGTGCAGGCCAAGTCTCTTCGCGCAGCCTGGCGCACCTTATCCAGGTTGCGTACTGCCAGAATGGCGGGGGTCTGGTTTGGTACCGGAACCAACGTCTGAAAGAGATCGGGAGCGATGGCGCTTTCGACAATACCAACGTTCTGATCGATTTCACTTACGACGATTTGAGGTGACCACATGGCAATCAGCAAGCAAGACTCGAACCTGACCGGTCTCCGGATCGTCGAGGAAGCAACTCTGGGCGTTCTACCGGGTTCGCCCTTGTGGGTCGGCCTGGAGCCGAACAGCTACGCGGATTTCGGCGCACAGATCAAGACTGTCGCACGCGAACCCATCACGGACACACGACAGCGCCAGAAGGGCTCTGTCGTCGACCTGGATGCGGGTGCGGGCTTCAACAGCGACCTCACGATGACCAACATGACGAAGTGGCTGCAAGGCTTCTTCTTCGCCGACATCCGTGAGAAACTTTCCACAATCCCCTACAACGGTACACCGGTTCCGATTACGGGCATCACGTCTTCGACCAAGACCTACACGGCTGCGGCCAACATGCCTGCATTCATCGCAGGCGACCTGGTCAGTGTCAAGGGGGCAGCGACCGCGGCCAACAACGGTCTCAAGGTCGTTTCGAGCCGGACCACAACCACGGTCGTGGTCGCTGCTGGTGTTACCGCAGACGATGCGGCGCCCGCGGCAGTGACGATCGATCGCGTTGGCTTCCAGCTCGGTTCCGGTACAAGCGCCATCGCGCTGAACGGCAACCTTGTCCAGCTGACCGACAGCACCAAGGACATGACAACGCTGGGTCTGACACCGGGTGAATGGATCTACATCGGAGGCGACGGCGTTGCATTGGACTTCACGACCAATGCGACAGGCTTCGCTCGCGTCTCGCGCATCACAGCGGGTTTTCTGGAGTTCGACAAGGTCACCTGGACTGCCAGTGCCGAAACAGGTACCGGAAAGACAATCCAGATCTTCATGGGTGACTTCCTGAAGAACGAGCTGGCTTCGCTGATCAAGCGTCGCACGTACCAGCTGGAACGTTCTCTGGGAAGCGATGCCGACGGCGTGATGTCCGAGTACCTGATCGGTGGCGTGTGCAACGAGCTGACGATCAACATTCCGCAGGCCAACAAGGTGACGGTCGACCTGACCTACCTTGGCATGGATTCGGTGCAGTACACCGGGCTGGCAGGTCGCAAGGCCGGTACTCGTCCTGTTACGAACGTCGGATCTGCGATCAACACGTCTAGCGACTTCGCGCGCATCAAGATGGGTATCGCAGACCCAACGAACGGTGCAGTGACACCGCTGTTCGCGTTCAGCACAGACTTGAAGCTAACGATCAAGAACAATGCGACCGTCGACAAGGCGCTGGGCGTTCTGGGCGGCTTCGAAGTCACAGTCGGCAACTTCGAAGTGGACGGTACCCAGACCGCCTACTTTGCGAACGTGACAAGCGTGCAAGCCGTCCGCACGAACGCCGACGTCACGCTCGACATCATCATGCTGCGCCCCAACCAAGGCATCATCTTCGACATTCCCCTTCTGGGTCTGGGAGATGGCCGCAGCAAGGTCGAAAAGGACAAGGCTATCCTGCTGAACCTGACCCAGGCAGCCGCGCAGTCCAGCTACGGCAATACGCTGAGCTACATGGCCTTTCGCTACTTGCCGACCGTTGCGACTTCGTAATACAGTCAACGGTCAACCCCGAAAGGCGCTGCGGCGCCTTTCTTACTTCTGGAGATCTAAAAGTGTCCCTGTACAAGCAATTCAAGACCGACGAACAAGTCGAGAAGCAAGGCCTCACGCTGAACTTCGCAGACGGCATTAGCATCGTGATCGCTCGCGCAGGAGGCTCGAATGATCGATACTTCAAACGCATGGAAGTGCTCACGAAGCCCTACCGTCGCCAGATCGAAGCAGGCACAGCCGACCGCAAGGTGCTGCAAGCTGTGATTATCGAAGTGTTCGCGGAAACTGTTCTGCTGGGCTGGGAAAACGTCACAGACGAAGAAGGCAAGCCCCTCGAGTTCAACAAGCTCAACGCCATCAAGGTGCTTACAGATCTCCCCGACCTGTTCGCCGAGATCCAAGAGCAAGCCGGCAAGTCCGCACTGTTCCGTCTGTCGCTGAACGAGCAAGACGCAAAAAACTGAGCGAGGTCCTGCTCTATGGACTGGAGCAGGGCCCTATGGAAGCCCAGATCATTGAACAGTGCGCGCGGGAAGGTTTACCGCTCCCTGACAAAATCAGAGACGCTCCAAGTCTCTGGCCAGGACTCGCAATATTTTTTACTGCGTTCAATGATCTAACGACAAGTCGATTCATGCCGATGGGTCCTATCCCATGGCTTGCGATTGACGCCTACTGTGATGCGAAGCATATTGAAGGTGATCAACGTGCTGATATGCTTTATCATGTGGGGTCGCTGGATCGAACGTATCTGAACTATAAGATAGCTGAGATGGAAGCGAAGTCTAAGGCTAAGGGTAACTGATGGCAGACCTACGCAGCTTTTCGAGGACGATGCAATTGCGCGGCGCTGCTGTTAGCGCCAATGCAGATGCATTGACTCGAAGAGTTGCGTTGGCTGTCGACTCTGCTGTTGTGCTCGCCACTCCAGTGGACACGGGTCAAGCCCGATCCAATTGGCAGGTGTCGCTGGGCTCACCGCAGACAGGAACCATTCCCCCTTATAGCCCCGGGCAAGGCGGAAGCTCTGCTGGCGCGAATGCACAAGCTGCAATCGATCAAGGCAATCGTGTGATTGCTTCTCGTACAGCGGGTGTTGATATTCATATCACGAACAACCTCGATTATATCGACGAACTGAACAACGGAAAGAGTCTTCAGGCTCCTGCAGGTTTCGTTGAAGAGGCTGTTCTTGTTGGCGTGCAAACTGTTAATCAGTTTGGTTCCATCCTCGTTACGCAAGCGGGCAACACGCTAACACCATGACCACAGAATCGATCAACATTGTCATCACCGAGGATGGTTCGCGGAACGTTACCGTCAACATCTCCAATATCGGTGGTGCAGCTGAACGTTCTTCAGGTCAAGTGGACCTGTTGAACAAGGCTCTCGGCGTCATGGGTACTGTCCTGGCTGTCGACAAGATCATCAAGTATGCCGATGCATGGAACAGTGCAGACGGCATCATCGCGATCGCGACGAAGACGACCGAAGAGCAAGTTGCAGTTCAAGAGAAGCTGTTCAAAGCTGCGCAGGATACTCGTCAGAGTTTCGACGAATTAGTTGGACTCTATCGTCGGGTTGCGCAAGCACAGAATACCTTGGGCGCATCGCAGAACCAGATGATCGCTATCACCAAAGAGGTCGGTGAAGCACTTGTGATTCAGCACACGAGTGCAGGCGAAGCCCAGGGCGCATTGCTTCAGCTTGGCCATGCATTGGATAGTGGGCGCGTCACTGCACGTGAATTTAATTCGATCAATTTGACACTTGGCACAGTCATGCAGGTTGTCGCCGACCATGTTCAAGGTGCCGGCGGATCTATCGCGAATTTGCGTGCGCTGATGAACCAAGGCAAATTGATGTCGAAGGTCTTCTTTGATGCGATGCTTGACGGGCAGAGTGAGCTCGACGAGAAGTTCGCAAAGTCTGCGGTCACGTTCGCCCAAGGTTTCACTGTTATCACGAATGCGTTCGAGAAGTACATTGGACAGTTGAACGAAAGCCAAGGGTTGAGTGCAGCCTTCCTCACAGTTGCACGCTTCATTGCAGACAATATGAAGCTGCTAGGTTCGGTCCTGATCTCTGTCGGTGCTGCTATTGCAGTTGCCTTCGGATTGAGCTCGATCGAAGCCTTCTACGGTGCTGTGGTCAAACTCTTCGTTCTTATCAACACGAATCCCTTCGTCACACTTGCATCTGCAATTGCAGGCGCTGTTGTTTTCTTCTCGCAGTATGGCGATCAACTGAACGCAGGGATCGATAAGCAAACTACGATGAACGACCTGTGGAAGGCGTTCGGATCGACTATCGTAGACGCGGGGACAGGCCTGAAAGACTTCTTCACTGCATACGTAGAGAATGCAGAAACTGACACGAACACTGTTCTCGGATACTTCCATCAGTTCTTTTCGGATACGAAAACAGGGTTTGCAGGCTTCTTGCAAGTCGTTGCGCGAACAATTGATGCAATCGCAGGTCTGATTACAGGTCTGAATTTTGCGATCGGAAATGCTATCGAAGGCATTCCCAGCCTTTTCAGCAATGCTTTCAAGCAAGCTGCAAACTTCGTTATCGATACCGTCGAAGGGATGGTGAACGAAGTCATCGAAAGCATCAACCGTATTCGCAGTGTGCTCGGGAAAGATCCTATCGAGCTCATTAGCTTTGCTCGTCTGGAAGTCGATACAGATTATGCGAAGAAGTACGGTGCATCGATTGCAAACGGTATCGATCAAGGTTTCGAGGAACAGGGTGGGTTCCTGGAGAAGGCGCTAAACGGCGTTTTTGACAAGGCAGCAGCGAATGCCGCTGCGCGGACTGCTGCCGCTGTAGCCCCCAAGGCTGTGGACTTGGACACGCACGGCACCCCCTTGCCGGGTGCGGTAGACCCCAAAAAAGTTAAGTCTGCGGAGAGCGCATTGCGTGCGCTGGAAGACCGCGTGAATCCTGCTGCTGGAGCCCTTCTCGAATTCGCTAAGGCGCAAGAGACGGTAAACACTGCTATCTCTTTTGGACTCATCGATCAGATCCAAGGTGCAGCCTTGCTGGGCGACGTCACGCGTCATTACAAGGACGCTATCGATCCTATTGGTGCTGTTTCTCGAGGCATCGAAGAGCAAACAGGACTTCTAAAATTCAACGGTGACGAGCAAGCGATTCAAACGCAATTGCTCGCGATCGGCAATGACCTGAAAAAGAAGGGTGTTGCAATCGGTGACGATGTCTTCAGTCACCTCCGCAAAGAGTTGGAAGCACAAGTCGATCTGAATCGGGTCAATGCTGCGACGAATAGTCTTCTTGACGCTAGCGTTCAGAAGCGAAAGCAATTCGCCGCACAGATCCAGGGGATCACTGCACTCCTGCAGAATCCGAGTTCTGGTTTCAGCAACGGTGACGCAGCGCAGTCTATCCTGTCGCAGTTCCCGGATCTGTTGGCAAATACTCAGACCTTCGCCGATGCAAATGTCGCGATCTACAAAAACATGTACGATCAGATCGACCAGCTGTTGAAGGCGAATCTGATCAGTGACCAGACGGCGCAAGTTGCACGTCAGAACATTGCGATCCAGTCGCAGGCAGTACAAGCCAAGCAATATTCTGATTTCTTCGGGAATCTCGCAACGCTGTCGCAACTCGGGAATAAGAAGCTTGCAGCCATCGGCAAAGCTGCGGCTATCGCACAGGCATCGATCGACGGCTACGTTGCAATCCAGAAGGCTTACGCTTCTGCACCTTATCCCTACGATATCCCGGCTGTGATCGCAGTGGGTGTAGCCACAGCGGCTAACGTTGCCAGGATTGCAGGCTTCGAATCTGGCGGCTACACAGGCAACGCTGGAACATCTGCTGTCGCGGGCGTTGTGCACGGCCAGGAGTTTGTGGTCAATGCAGACGGCACCAGCAAGAACCGTGCTGCACTGGAAGCTATGAATGCGGGTGCAACTGTCGGGGGTGGACAGACTGTCGTTCAAGTTTCTGTAATCAATCAATCGTCGAACTCCAAGACTACGACTAAAGAAAAGGATACCCCGAACGGTAAGATGATCGAAGTTATGATCACTGATATCGTGTCGCAAGACATCGCCAAGAACGGGCCCATCTCTCAAACTGTCCAGCAGCAATTCGGATTGAACCGTAGTGCCGGGGTGAGCTCGCGATGAGCTCTTCGATTAGCATTCCCGCCACGCTGCCTATTCCGCAGCGGGATAGCTTTTCGTCGACATACGAACAGCCCAATAGCCGGACTGAAATGGAGATTGGTGCACCGCGCCAACGCAGGACAAAATCCATTGCTCCGAAACTGTTTACGCTAACGTTCGTCATGAACGGTACGCAGTTTCAACAGTTCGAATACTGGTACCAGAATTCAATCAAAGGTGGTTCGCTGCTATTTGATATGCAATTGCTGGATGACGACAATACGTTGGTCTGGTACACTGTCAACATCGTAGGGGAATACTCCTACGCGAATGTCGGCACCGCTTTCGATCGTTGGACTGTCACGATGACAGTTCGTTCTAAGCTTGCTTCTTTTGCTGTTCGTAATCCGGGTACGTCTGAACTCCAAGGTGTAGTCTCTGCGGGTACAGAACTGCAAGGGGCTATCAGCATTCCTTATGTCATGCGGGGTGCAGTCTACGTAGGCACAGAACTGCAAGGCTTGTTGAATTCGGCTTCCATGCGAGGGAGCATTTCGGTCGGTACTGATCTATCGGCGACTTTGGGTGTTGCAACTACGATCATGCGCGGTATGATTACAGTGGACACAAGCCTACAAGGTACGTTGGCAGCTACTGGAACCAACTACGAATTGCGTGAAGACGGTAGCCGTGAGCTGCGTGAAGACGGTTCGTTTGAACTGCGCGAATAACCGAAGGAATAGATATGGCAGATACCAAGGCAAGTCTCGAAACCGCAGCTAGCACGCTCACCGGCACAGAGATCGTACGTATCGTTCAAGGCGGAGCTAGCGTTCGCACTACTGCTTCTGCTATCGCAGCGCTCGCCAGTAGCGGCAGCGGCTCAAATCTTGTCGACTTGAAATTGGACTTCGCAGGTGCGATCGATAATTCGACGGACGACTTGACCCATGTCAACAACGCGCTCGCCAATCCGCATGTTGAACTGTTCGTACAAGAAGGAACGGCTCTGGTCAGTGCTGAGCCTACGAACAAGTACGGCCCGAAGATTGGTCCGGGGCGCATCCTGAAGGCTGTGACTAACGGACACCAGCAGTTGAACCTTCAAGGCGATCAGGAAGCTCTCTGGTTCGGGTCCGAGTACCTGACGGTGATTCGCGACAAGTTCATCGCGCACGATCAAACGACGAAGATTACTTTTGCTGGCGATAGCACGACGGCAGGTACAGGTATCAGCAACGCTGCATATCAGATCCAAGCCCTCGTTCAGCAACTGTGCCGCGACAAGGGCTTCGACTTCATCCCCGTGAATAACGGCCACTCGGGCATCACGACGGAGCAATGGCGCACGACCTACCTTGCCACTGACATGGCAACGGCTCCGCATTGCCTCGTGATCCGTTACGGCATCAACGATCCTTCTGTTCGACGCGACGGGACAGCAACGTCTACTGACACTTGGGAAACTGACCAAGCCAATCGCGTCGATATCACGGACTATAGCACAACGATTCGTTCAGCATTGACCACAATCCGTGCGTCCAAAGATGTCACGCAGATGTCTATCATTTTGATGATGCCAAACAGCACATCGGACAGCCCTAACGGCCGCGATGAAAAGTGGTATGAAGTGCTGAGTCGCACGATGCGCAAGGTCGCCCGTGAGTTTCAATGCGGGTTCATCGATACGTACCGTGTACTGCAAGACTCGCGTTATGCTGGTGCACAGTATGACAATGCGTTCGGCGACGGTCGGCATATCCATCCGAACGATAAACAGAATATTTTGATTGCAAGTTTGATTGCGGACTTCATGATCCCTTCGGGGCTGCAGATGCGCAATGTAGACTCGAACTTTCGCGCACCTGCAATCACAGACCTCCCCCAAACCTATCCCCTGGGCTGGTCTTCGTACACGATATCCTGGACGGTGTGTGGCACTGCCATTGTCGGTACAGTACGCACCTACTTGCACTGCAACGGAGGGATCACACAAGAGGTGGTCCCGTTCGGAAACAACGGTCGGCCTGCAAAGCGTCAAGGGACGTTGAGCGGCAACGCCTGGTATGCCTGGAAAAGTGCACCGCAAGTTCAACTCGCCTTGCTCAATAGTTGGACGACCGACGGCAGTTCCACATGGGGATGGTTTCTTGATCTGCACGATGGAATCGTTACGGTCACAGGTCGTATTAAGGGTGGAACGACCACAGCAGGAACCTCGATCGCAACATTGCCCTCTTGGG